AGACGTAGACGATCTCTTTGAAAACCTTCTCAACAAAAAAAGCAAGTATATACTTTGTCTGCGATCTGAGGATGGTGGTCTCAAATTTTACGAGGATGTTTCACTGCCTCCTGGAACCTTGGTGTATCCTGGATCCTATAATCCTGTGCACGAAGGACATGTCAAACTTGCAAACGCGGCCATGCAGTTTTGTTCTGAGCAACAGCAGCAGCATCTACTTGTTTTTGAAATTTCAGTTGAAAACGTTGACAAGTCAGCTTTGACGAAAGAAGAAATCCTAAGAAGAGTGAACTGTCTTTATGAGATGGTGACAGGCTTTGAAAGTTCTTATGGAGTAGTCATCACGTCGGCTCCAAAATTCAGCGACAAGTCTTTGTACTTCCCTTTGTCTACGTTTGTCATCGGTGCAGATACTTTGTCACGCATTTTAGATCATCGTTACTACGGAACCAGGTTTGATATTGTTGCTTCACTTAGTGTCATCAAAGAACGTGGTTGCAGGTTCATTGTTGGTGGACGCGTTGACGAAGCAAACAGTTTTCAGAATTTGACAACGATCATGGAATCGCATGTGGAGTGGCTTCCAAGTTCCTTGGGAACTACTATGTTTCGAGAAATTTCGTCGTTTCGCATCGATATTTCCTCGACGGAGTTGCGCCTGAAAAAAAATGATTTTTTAATGCATAAAGATGCATGAAAAATAGTTGATCGGTAAAAATAAACGAACAATGCAAAAAACTTCGGAAGAGTGGAAAACGTATTTGTTAAGCATAAAAAGTGAAGTTGATGATATGTACCGAACCTTCATGACATCAAAGACGAGTAGTGATAAGTTTTTGCAGGACATTGTTATCGCAGAGACGTATTTGGAAGTGGTGAAAAGTTTGAAAGAACGACAGTTTCCAGGTCCTTTCATTACTTATCTTCAGAACCATCTGCTTGACAATTTTGGTGCCAAACACAACTTGATTACATTGTCCAAAAATCAAAAAGAAAGCAATTCTTTGTATTATATGTCACCGGAATTGAGTAAGCGGTATTATGAATCGTTTTTTACTGTGAAATCTTGGATAGAGAAACTTCAATTAGATGGTATCATTTTATAAATATTATATGGATTTATCATCCTGATATATAGCTTGCATCACTTTATCTCATAATTTCAAAGCAAATCACATGGAGCAAAACGATATTGTCACCATCGATTTACTGCAAAGAATCGTGAAAGAACTAGCTAGTGAGAAGCAATGTGACTTGCTTGATCGAACGTTTATAGATGCAATAGTTTCACGTAAATTTGAAAGTCTTCGTCTTGGTTTGAAATTAAAGTACAGGGGATGCGACACTGCTCAGTATCTGTTTGCATTAGTATTTCGAAATTTTCAAGTTGATGATGAAATTCTATCTTTGATTTTGAAAGAATTGACACTCGACGAATTGGCTATTAGCATTGACCAGGCATTGAAAGAAATACTGACTTTGTTATCACCTTACGTGAAGAAATCTCTTCCGTTACCGGAGACTAGAATGGCGAAGTTAGACTTACTCTTATCGTTGAAGAAGAGGTACAACGTTGACACACTAAATCCCCATCTCCTTTTTTTCTTTGTCACTGAGTTCGGAGACGAGCTAGATATTTTCGCCAAACTTTACGAGTACGGATATGACAAATTTGCAGGAGATCTGTTCATCAAGTGTATCAGACATCGTACTTTTCGGTGTGCAAAATTCATTTTCTACAATTCGGCAGTAGATATGAAGCGATTTGGAGCTGAAGCCCTCGGAGAAGCAGTTAACAAGGGATCCTATGCTTTTGTGAAATTGATTGTTGGAGCAGGCGTCTCTGTGAATTCGGTCATTGCAGAGTATGGTCCATGGCGAGATATACCGGTCGTTGCATTTGCCAAAGACCAAACGATTCTTGACTACTTGCTTCTTCGAGGCGCTGAAATGCGACATTTACATGATTGCACAGCGTTTGCATTGTATCATTACAGTGATTCGTTCTTTCCTCTTCTTCATTACATGTTTGAGGCTTATGGTGCTTCTTTTGATTACAATACAATCGGTATCCTTTTGCCTCTTCCCCAATTCAAAATCATTTTCACGTTTGATCCAAGAGCTCGACGAAGCTATCCTTTTGTCACTACTCAGCTTGAGTACCTAGCTGGTAGACATGATGCAATGATTGATGAGATTGAAAAAGAGGTTCGCTTGGAGTACTTTCTGGTGATGGCGAAAGCCGGTGTTCGATTTTCAGACTATGCGATTATTGAAAGACATAAAAATTTGATCAAAACAGCCATATCGTGTGTTTATGGGAGAAAAACCAAATTCACTTCACTCCTTGGTACGTTGGTCTACCAAAACAAGAGAGACGAGGTAGAGGAAATGGTCCTGAAGCTGCCAAAGAAAACGCTCTCCAAACGAATGGTAGATGGCAATTGGAACGCGTTGCATGTTGCTGCTGATAATGGTGATTGTTACTGGATAACTTACTTGCTCGAAAATGGCGCCAATGTGTTGAGCAGGACCAAAGATATGCAGTACACGGCGTTTCATCTTGTTGCTGCTGGGGGATTTGCGCATGCGTTGACTGTTTTGCATGATGCTGTTCGCGACAGAAACAAAGTGTCAGTAGTGTAAAAGATGGTAAAAGATGAAAATATGAGAGTAGTATGTGTTGAGTCTAAAGATTGCGTATATTTGCGTAACTTAATACTTTAATTTTTGAAAGGGTATCACAATTTAGAGCAGAAAAGATGGAATGCCATATATGTCTAGTTCCGAAGGAGTCGTTTCCTTCAGGGCATGGTTGCCAAGGAAACCTTTGTCTGTCATGTCTTCGTACCATGATAGAAAGGCAGTTGTCTGAAACGGGCGAAAAATTAAATTCACAAATAGATGTTAAATGTCCGTTTTGCCGCTGCAACATGAACATTGACAAACTACTCACTTCATCTGCATTAATCGATGTTGCTGTCACCAACAAAAAGAGAAAACATTGTGCCATGACGCGCCAAACAGCAATGGACTGCGATGAGTCTCCTCCCCAGATGGCAGAACGAGATATGAATACCTATTTGGGATATATGAACGACCTCTCTTTTGATTTTCAGTTCTTTCGAAATTTGATACAAAGCGAAGAATTCACGAGAACTAATGTCGAGTCGTTTCTGAACGCTCTTAGTCTCAACGACTCTCCAACCTTTGACTACATGTTTGTAGGATACGGTGGACTTGAAATGCTGAAACGATGCTCTGAAAATTTACATGAGCAATCTGAGAGTTTCATTCACGCTTGGGACGATTGTGCCGTCACATACAGCTTCATCAACTTTTTGCCCTTTATAGATAGTATAGCCGTTCAAGGCGATATGGCGAAAATTTACGTGACTACCATCCGTCGCATCCTTCCCGATTTTCAGAAAGGTCATCCGAAGTTCAAAGGTTTCATTTCCTCCTTCTTTGAATTTTTCTATAATCCACAAAACGATGTGCATTGTTCGTTTCAAGAGTTGTATCAAATTTTGTCAAGTCCTGCCTTTGTCTTTGATTACACAGTGGATATTGCCACGGTTTTAATAGTGCATTCTTATCTGGAGATTTCAAGCATCAGCGAAATGAGGCAAATGATGCGTCTCTACACTCAATTTCTTGAATGCGACAAAATGAATATCATCTATAAATCCAAAATCATCGGTGATATTCGCATCAAGTCATCACTCAAGAAACATCAAGAAATCCAAAATTGTCTTTTCAATTTGATTGACAGATTTCACGTCGTTCCCATTGTTTTTTGTCTGACAAACTTTGCTCGGAAACTTCACCAATTGAAACATAAGTTTTTTGATGGAGTGCAAACATTCGGTTCTTCCAATTTATTTGCGACGAAAGCATGGCTTCTTGCATCTTTGGAATCAGAGAATATGTTTGATACCGACGAAGGCTTGACTGTTATGCGACGTATTTTGGAAATAGAAATCGTGATGAATTGGAAGAGACAAAATGAAGGGTTCAGTGAAGGAATAGAGAAGCGTATCCAGGGACTTTCCAGTGATGGTTACAATACGCGTAGTTACTTTAGTGCGGTTGCCGCCATCGTCTTCTTGATGCCAGTTCTGGAGACGAGCGAACCCGTGCAGATTCTCGATAGTTTTTTGTCGTATGAAGCCATGGCATTGACGAATTTGTTTGGTCCGAAAGTGTTTGCTTTTTGAAAGTTGTTTCCACAGTAGAAAACGTTGGGGAAGTATATCACATAAATAGTCGTCGCAATATTATAATATGTCTCGACCGATTATTCCATTCAAGTACAAGTACATAACATTATCCCTTATTGTCTCCTTCTTCTATGGGAAAGGTGGACCACCACGGCCTCCATATATAGTGGGTTTGCGTCACAATTTCAACAATACGCTGCAAAACAAATTACACCAAATCACATGTCCTTCATTCCTTTTCGTGAGGAGGTGGTAGATAGCGCACCGGTGTTTGCGTCATCAAGAAAAAAGCGTGCGTTTGACGATGTTGAAACAGTTTTCGGGTTTGAAAAGCTGCAGAGACAAGATTGTCCATTGAAACATGCTGCCAACTGCAACTACTCTGGTGCTTGTCATTCGATGGACGAACATGTCAGTGACGCAGAAATTCATTTTGAAGGGCTTTTAAGAAAGGTGGAAATGTTGAGGAAGAAAGTAGAAATTCTAGAAAATGCGTTAAAGAAACCATACTTGGATTTTGCATGGGATATTCATGACTTTGATCGAGAGAAAACTTACTTTTCTTCTGAAATAAATTTCCTTCAAAAACATCAATTAGTACTATCCGTGGCACCTGATTGTGATGGAGGAACCATTCTGACTGCCTTTGTGTCATCATCGAGTCCCGAGAAGCTCAAGTACAAGTTTTCCATGGGCCGGTACGGGTACGAGTTTCCCCACAACATACAATCATCTGGAGAGTTGGGTTTTTTCCCCGATGAAAGCACTTGGCATTTTGCATCAAGTAGTATCATTGAGCGTCTTCTAACAAGCGATTTCACATTGCAGATTCGTGTAGAAGTATTTCAAGTTTGAAAGGTAGTAGGTAGGTAGAGATTTGTATGTGACAAGTAATATAAACAATCATGCTTTCACAATTCCGAAAATTTTACTAGCGTCCCGCAATTCTTTCTTCGTGGGTTTCTTGCGCGAAAGCCTTCCTAGATTGTATTTGACTGGTTTGGAGGACTTAACAATTACATTCTTATTGCCTTTTGACAAGTTTTGGAGACTACAAGGTTTACTGAGACCTTTCTTCTGCGAACGTCTCTTCTTACTATCGGGAATCAGAAAAGTTGGAATTGGCATATATTCGTTTGTATATTAGCCAAGATATATTTTTGAATCCGTCGCCAAAATTCATCACAATTTGCAATGTCACAGTCAAAACAATCATTCCTTGAATACTTTCGCAACGGAAGCTTTGACAATTTCGAAGGCTTGTCACAGGCAACAAAATGTTTCATGGATCTTTTAAAATGCGGAAATTCGATATTTCACAACCGAAAGCGAAAACTCGACGAGGACAGCAGTATGGAGGGCATCATTGACAATTCTTTTGATTTTCATTGTTTTTGCAGAATTTTGGCGGCCCGAAAACAAGTCATTGATTCGTTTCTTCCCAATCCAGCCTCAATGACCATCTCTGTCAAAATCATTCAGTTTTTGAAAGACGCGAAAGATTTGAACTACTTTATGCAGTGTCTCATTATGCTTCATGATGACATAGCGTGTCCAGAAAACAAAGCAGTGCGTAGCGTGATTATCCTGGAACAATTGATTCAAAATCAAATATTTGATGACAATCTTGAGGCTATTGCATTTGTATTGAAAGATGTTCAAGCCATTCCATTTTCTTTAGTCAAGTTTGCAATCAGCGAAAAGAAAAAACTGTTTCTAGGGATTGTTACGGAATTTTTCCCGAGTGTGTTGAGATTCATAACTCAAGTTCCAACCCGTCGTCCGGATCCGAATGACCTATGGGAATCATGGGATCAACATTTTCAGGAACAACAACAACGTGAGACCAAAGGATCGCTCGAATCCCTTCTGATCGCATGCAATTTTGAAACGCAACAAATAGGGAAAAATCCATTTCTAAACTTAAAACTGGCTTGGGATCCATGTTTGTTGAGGAATATGTTACTGTATGGTTCTTCTGCAGGAGTTCATTTCTTGGTGAAATACATGTCACCAAACAAGGCGGCGCGTAGTACATTTTTGATGGAAGTTTTCCTCTTCCTGGCCGAATCGCCAGTTGAAATGCATGTCTCATTGGCTAGGTCGTTTGCGTATCTTCTTTACAATGGGTTTGCATTGTCGAGTTCTCTTTACAATGCCTTGGCAATTATTGATTTTGGTGCGTTACCTAGTGTTTTACGATACGCTTTTAGTTCTGATTGGAAACAGGTGCTTAAAATTGTCCCCGAAATGATAGTTTCCACGAAACATCATGCTCACGTCGTCCAATTGGTTGCAATGGGTTATCGATTTCAAGAAGCAGAACTTTTGTCATTTATTGAATTCCACGAAGAAAACTACGCACTCGTTCATGATATATTGCTGATTGACCATGAACTGTGCAGACAAGTCGTTTCTACAAAATGGGTGAATATGGTTCTCAGAACGTTTTATGGTGGTCGAAGAAGACATACGAGTAGACTTCGTGAATTTCTCGTCTTCCTTTTGGAGAAAGGAGCCGTGCCGTCGATGGCTACTCTCATGCAATTTCGACGAGAAGTCGAGGACATGATGTTTTTGTACCAAGATCTCGTGACATTAGTGGAAAATAATTTGAAATGTAATCTTTCTGAGTATTATCAATATTTGTAATATGAAAGACGATGTAGTTTTATGATTTTTTGTTTTTTTCACTCATGATAGTTATCTATTAAGAATGATTTATTGCTAGATTCGCTGAATATAGTTGTGTGCGACACAATTTCAAAGGGCATATTTTTCACTAAAATGACATCTGAAAGACGCTTTTCCATTCTGACTCCGATTCCGGATGAGTTGACTTGTGCTATCTGCCGTGAAGTCGCCTTTGAACCCGTGAAATGTGGGAATGCAGACCACATCTTTTGCAAAGACTGTTTATTGGAGTCAATGCAACGTAGTATGCAATGTCCCCTTTGTCGATGTACAATCCCTTCGGAGCCTCAGAGGAGCGCGCTTGCCACGAGGTTCATAGATACATTGCTTGTGAAATGTGAAAATATGTCTCAGGTTGCAGTGGAGACGCATTCTTGTACTTGGACGGGAAAACTGTCCGATCTGGAAAACCATAGACAGACATGTGTCTTTGTTGCTGAAAAATGTCCAAATGAAGGATGTGAAGAAGAATTCATTCGGAAATACATGTTGAAACACATGTCTGCATGTCCCCATCAACTATTTCATTGTCACATGTGTAATAAGAGCATCAAATGTGCAGTAAAAGAAGAACATGAAAGAGAATTGTGCGACGGACGTGTGGTTGAATGTCGAAACGGATGTTCGTCCAAGTTCCCATTTTGCGACCGATTTGATCATTTGAAGGTATGTCCTTTGGAAGTCATTGAATGCCCTTTTGTTGTCAGTGCCAACTGTGCTTATCTTGGCAAACGGAGTGAGATGAACAAACATGCAGCAAATATGAAATGTCATTTCTTCGGCCTTTTGCGGAAAGTTGAAGAATTGAGTTTGCAAGTCAAAGAGTTGACACTTCGTCCCATTACTTTCCAATGGAGTCTTGACGCAACAAGATTGCGAATGTTTGATAAACTGGCAACTCCTTCCTTTGATATCGCTGGACACAAAGCCTATCTTCTTCTTGAGCGAAACAGTAGTGCCGAATTTCCCAATTTCTACGGGTTGTCTTTAGTCCTTGATGAAACACATGCTGCCTTTCGCATTACCCTTCGATTTGAATTGACTTTAGGAAAAGAAGATAGAAGGACAAAGGGTTGGAAAAGTGGTACCGGAATAACGTTTCCTAACTCGGAATGTGGATGGTACTATGGGAGTCGAGGTATTGTTCACGAGTCCGAAATTGATAGTTATTTACATGGTATGTCTAAATTAAGTGTTAGTACCATAATTTATATTCTTAGATAGTGTTTCAGTAGACCATAAAAATGAGTATTTAGCTACTATTTCTATTTATCCGTCATAATTTAAACATGAATGACTTGAGTGATTTTGAAAGTCAAACACAAGAACTGATTAGGTACTCTGTAGGATTCGCCGACGGACCTGTTCATGTGCCGTTTGGAAAAATTCTCTATGTGCATCAAGGTGAAGTAGCCAAGAATATCAAAATGAACAAATTTCAATACGTTGGTTGCGATGGTGCAACTCACTGTCTTATCATCATCGCTGTCCAAGGTGATATGATATGCTTTGTCACGCACCTTGCATTTGACGAGGATGAAGATTACGGTGAAGAGGATGATACAGATTTCGTTCAACATGTAATCAATGGAATAGTGTGCGACCTTTTGATGGAAACAAGAGACGTTGAATCGGTTGTTCCAGTGCAGATTTACATGAGCGGTTTCTTTGATGGTGACAAGAGATGTATTCTCTCACTTGTCGCGGACATTTCGAAGATTGGATTTCAAGTGAAAATTACTTTGTTAAATGTCCTTGAAGCGAATCGCGATGAATGCGTCATTACTGAGAAGACGAAAGAAACAGTCATTGTCAAACCGAAAGTTTATGGAATCGCATTTGTCACAAGTTTACAGGATGTTCGACCTGTGTTTTTCGAAGAGCGCGAACCATTTCTGCCTTACCGCATTTTACTTAGCATGTTTAACACAAATTATGTTGAAACCGTTTACGATGGTAATCAATGTGACAAATTCATTGTTGAAAATAAGATGCGCGAGATTCCATCAGCATCTTACCTGCTTGAACAGACCGACACTGAAATTTTATGCAACTCCACTTCCCCACAAGCCGAGCCAGACCGATTCTGTACTGACATTCGATCTGCTGCTAAGTTTCAAATCACCGCTTCTCCTGAAACACTTGAGTGCAGAGCTTTTGAATTTGTCTGCTTGGAAAATGGTAATTGGGTAACTGAAACTGCTGTTGCTGACATTTTTGAAAAACCATCTAGCTGTAGGATATTTTAGCTAATTGTCTCTTTTCGTTGCATTTATCATAATAAGTAGTTAGCGAAGCGCGATTCTCGAGTGATGGACGGATGGATTCATGTTGCCAAATTCCTGAAATTCAATGTGGAGACTTTCTTGTAATTCGATAGGTTACTCTTCTTTGACTTCTTTTGCACCTATTGTAGGTTCTATTCCACGTTTCAAACCACCGTCAAGGAAGAGATCGTCGAAAGAAAAATAACCAAAATGTAGTTTTTTATGAACCATGCGGCGATAAATGTGTGTAATTTAAGTACTGTTATAAACGATGTACTCATGTAAACGATAATTATTATGGTATCTCTACTAGTTTCATATCAGAGTATGTCAAGTTGCAAAGAATCAGAAAAAATGTGTCTTTCTGAAAATTTTCTAAACTTCTAGAAGTCAAGCATAACGTCGCAATAGATTTACCTGCTCTCTACTTAAAAGCTTCTGTTAGATTGGTTCGCGTTATTTGGTAGTATGGGGTACAAGAGATCATTCACTTGGCGTCGCATCGATTCACATACCAATAAATTGTCAGGGGAAAGCGGTTTATCACAAAATCGAAATGGACAACGAAATTTATCTCTATAAAGGATGTTGGAAATCGATGCATAGCTCACCACTTTACTACAACATGGTGTGAGGACAGCATCTTCCATCACTTGACCATTCAATGGACATTTCATAGTAGATGGTATTGAGCAATCACTAACTCTCTGGGTACATCTATCCTTCAAAGAATCTCGCATTATAGCCGATACAACCATGTTCGATCTCAAAAGCGTTTTTGGAACACCCAGTATTCTGGTGCTTTCATTGGGTATCCTGGCAGCTATTAAAGTCTTAGCAGAATCAAGACGTTTTGCTGCTGGTGGTGGTGTTTTCATTGTTCGAACATTATTATTTTTTCGAAACTGTTCCTGCAGAATCGCAGCTTCCATCGCGTCTGTATAAGAATCCGGTACTAGAGGAGCTGTTGTCATCAGAAGTCTAGATTTGACACATCGACGTACGAGTATTGTGGAGTATGCTGTGGAAAACTTTGCATCGCGTCGTATCCATTCATTTGTGGCAACATTGAAAAATTGAAAATCAACATCCCATCCAGCTTTGGAAGCGTGATTTTCACGAATGTATTGCTCGAATTCAATTAAAGAGAATTTCTCCTTGAAGACGTAGTGTTTAATCTTTTCGTTTGGAAGTAGAGAAAACTTGTAATGAATAGAGATCATGTTATTTGATAGCAGCGATTGATATTGTGAGATAATGAAGAGAGTCGAATGTAGCATAACCATGGCCTATTTCTTGGATTTTGTCTTCTTTTCTTTCATTTTTTTATTTTCTTTCTCAGATGTTTTGCGCGCTCTAGGGGAGGCTTTACTACGACTGCCTTTTTTGCCTTCTTAGTCTTGGTTGAACCACCTTTTGTACCAAATAAACCTAAAACTGAATTTTTTATCCGTTCCAAAACAGAAGTGTTCTCCCTTTTGGTTTCTTCTTTTGCTGTGTCTTTCATGTCCCCACTAAAAAAGGATAATATTTCTTTATAGTTGTTATTATTATTTTGAATCGCAGTTCCATCCAATTCCGTTTTCTCCTCACCCATTTTTGTCTCCTCATTTTGAGATTCTTCATATCTGTATCTATTGTCATTACCGGTAAACCATTTATCTTCAAATGTATAATCGTTCTTCAGTTTAATAAAGTCTTCTGCATTGTCGGCATTTTTTAGTGACACACCGAAAAGTTTGCCTTCACTGGTCACAATAACATAATATTCTTTGTCATTGAACATAGTAGTCCATACAAAACATGAGTCGTTACCATCTGCATCTACAATCTTTTTCAATGTATACTTTGTTATTGAATCAGTTTTCAAATTTGCTTCACTGATGGTGCAGTTTCTGACAGATATTGTTTTCGAGCTTCCAGTTAAAACGAAATCGTTCACTGCTATTGGATCTGATAATGTGGTGGTTTCTACCATTTAAGAAATAAGTTGGTTTAATAATTTATAGCTTAGATTCTTTTTTAGCGTCAGTCGTATGGACAAAATTGTTCCATTATGTTGAAAACGTCGTCGACATTTTCCAGGACTCTTTTGTAAACTGATATTGCTGCACATATATCGTTATGAAGATTTTCCCATTCAAAGTCGCTCCATGGTACAAACGTTTCTCGCTTCTTTCCATCCGGAAACTTTTCTGTAAGAACACCATCTTTCTCTCCGAATATTTTCATGTAGACGCGCAATTGGATCATGTCGTACTCTGGTGGCACTGACCAGTACCTGCGCCTTACTTTGACTTCATGTATGTTATGGCCATCATCCAAGCCGTCGATTTTCCCAAAAAGGTTGTACTGTGATGAAACATAATGACCAGGCATCTGTTGACCTTTTATGTTCACATCAATTTCGTCAATGACTTTTTGTTCCATTTCACACCCACGTTGCTTAATTACATGCTTTTCGGATTTACTCTTCAGATCATTTACTTCTCTGATAACGTCTTTGTCATTTTCAATTGATTTCACGGCTGCTTCCAAGCTTCCTTTTTGCGTTATTTCTCGTATCATGACAGGAAGATGTTGACGCACCGCACGAACTAAAGGAGTGACATCGTCTGCATCAATACAGTTTTCCTTTCCTGCTTCTGATAAATCATTCAGAACTTTTTTCGCTTCCGATTTTGAAAACTTCTGTACAATTGGTTTGTTGTTGTCGTCATTGTTTAAAACTCTGGGCTTAAGACTCTCCATAATTACCTTCGTCGCCTCCTCCTTTAAACATTTGCCGACGGCTACTTTCAACGTTTCTTCTTCCAAAGCAGTCTTCATATGTTTTATTGTCGCCTTGATTCCTGATTCTTTTGTTGCACTGACACTACTTTGAACCGCTTCTTCTAAAAAGCGTTTTGTACTTTGACCTAAACCTTGTTTAATCATTTTGCGTCCTGAATGTTGGAAAAATGTCGTCAAAAAACGATCGTTCCAAAAGACATTTGCAAAGGCTTCATTTTGCGATTTATAAGGATTCTTGCCGATAAATGCTGCTACATTGGAGGCATAAATAGTCGGTTTTCGAGTATGCATTTTATCTAATAGGTGATAATTATTTGTTATATTCTGATTACGTCCTTCTTCATAATTTCTTGGCAATACATTAAATTCTAAAATGTCCAGCAAATCTTCCACGAAAACATTGATTGATAGTGAGCGTACCCAGCTTCCATCTACTGTTCAGAAGTCAAAAGTATCGTCAAAAGCATCCTCCCGCAAAAGCCGTAAAAGTGCGGTAAGTAAACTGACGGCCGAAAATCTAAAAGTTCTATCACCTTCATTGAAACGTACTAGAAGTACGTCGTCAAAGGCATCGAGTATTACTGCCTCTTCTGCATCGTCTGCATCATCTCCTCGGACAATTGTCTTTAAAGATATTCAGCGCCCATACACTCTCAAAACTTCTACTCCACAGATCCAAAGCATTGAATGCAAAGAAATAAGGGAACCGGGGAGCGATAAAGTAAAAGGTCAATTGTGCAGAATCAAAGGAAATTCTTTACATTCTAGCATGACACGAATGTCATCTCCTGTAAAGCAGTCGGAATGTGCACAAACCGAAATGTCATCTGAGAGTTCCATCTTCAATCCATGTGTCGATTGTGGCACAAATACAGGTAGTTATACAAGACAGTTATGCGGTAAAACATTTTGTTACTTAAGATATTGAAACTCAACTCAAAACATGTACGACAACAATAAAAATCCTAAATGAGCTGGCATATTCTTCGCTATTGCTAGTTGTAGTACAATCAGTTTGTACGCATCCATTTCAATCTTTTGCTTTTTCAAGACAAGAAGCATATCACGCGCCGTCAAAACATGTTCCATGGCTGCCCTGACATCATATTTGAGATCGTTGAGCTTCCCGACAACATACACCGTTTTCCGAAGTAAACCATCTCGTACTTTATTTTGATATTCTTGATATGTTTCATTGCAGTCATTATAGACCAGTGTGGCGTCTTCTAATTCTGATGTCACACAGTGAATTTGTTTCTGCACATTGGCATAAGAATATTGCCATGACAAATGCATTTTCCCTTTGCATGATTCACTTTCCAGTCAACTTTCCCGTAAACCTGGACCTGTCATTTTTTTCCGAGTTTTTTTTACGAACAATATGTGCTTGACAACCCAAAGTACAGAAAATATAAAGGTCCGAGAAAGATGGACAGTAGGAGACCGATGACATTTTGAAATATGGTCGAGTTCTTAAAAATGCAAACGATCGAAGTGATGAATGCGATGAAACCAATGACCGACCAAATCATTAAAAATGGCATGATAATTCTTGAGAAGGCAAGTATTTGTTGCTGCCTTTCCTCCGGAGTGATTTCTGCTGTAGTTGAGGAAGATTGATCGGATGACATTGTGTTTATATTATGCAAAGATTTTTTTGGAATCAAAACCCTTCGAAAGCCTAGTTTATGTTTTCATAGTATGTTTTTTCGCGTAGCAGAGCTCTTTTGCTTATGGTCCCATGTTTTCAGAAGTATCAGTTGCGGCTGGGTATGGTTTTGGTATGATGATCGTAATTGTTTTAGTGATAGTATCATTAGTACCACTTGGCGATTCAGATTCCCCATCCTCTTTTTTAGTTGTATTTATTACACCAGAACCGAACTCTGATGGACGAATTTTCAGCTCTTTCGGGTTTTCATAATCGTTAATTCGAAGTGAGAAAATATAATATTTGATTTTGGTTCTTTCGAGAAGCATATTATTTTCTATACTCAAATCAGTGACATATCCTTGGTAACTTCCATTTACGAGAATATATTTGTATATTAGTCGTTCGTCTAAGTTATTCTTTCGATTTTCGTCGTTCTCTACGTAAGACAGTAATTCGTTAAGAGTAGTTTTACCTTCTTCCTCGACTTCTTTCACATAAGGATACAGCCTTACTAATTTGTCCTGTGATGTTGGAGAGTATTCGCGGGTTATGGATCGCGGTTTATTTTTCTCATTGTTAATTGATAATGACTCAAATTTTAGTACAAGCTTAGCTACATTATCCTTTTCATCTTTTACAACTTCAAATGACTTCAACCTTTGCATATAGACGACTCCGTTGGCGTAGTATTGAAAACAGCGACCAATTTCATCTTCTAAGACATATCTCCCTCCTTCCTTTTTCAAACTTATAGTAACCTCTCTAGTATCGTTTTGCTTTCGCTTTAATATTTCGTCGGACTGTAAAGATTTTAGATTCTGGAAATTTTCATCAGGATTGGCAGGACTGAACTCGGGAACGTATGTTAATGCGGCAAGCTCATCTTTTGGTAGAATTTTTGAGTAATGATAAGTATCGGATGCTAAAAGTCGAAAACTTGCCAACAATTGAAGAGTTGGAACATTCAACAACATACC